ATTGGTAAGTCAATCGTTCTAGGCAATGTTGCTGCTAATATTGCAGAGCAAGGTAAGAATGTATTGTTGATTACCCTTGAGATGCCCGAAGAACTCTATGCTCAACGTATTGTATCAAACATGACTAAGATTCCAATGAAGGAATTGTCATCAAACACTGAAACTCTTAAGCATTCCATGATGGAGCGTAAGCGAGATGGTGATGGATGCATATTTATTAAGGAATTTCCACCATCTACAATCACACCAAACCAATTAAAGAGCTTTGTTCAGAAGATTGTAGATACTGGGGTAGAGATTGATGCTGTAGTCCTTGATTACCTTAACCTATTACACTCTACTACAAGGGACAACTCATATGAGCGCATTAAAGACGTAGCTGAGCAGGTTCGAGCAATGACTTATGTGTTTAACTGTCCATGGATTTCAGCAACTCAGTTGAACCGAGAAGGATTCGATCAAGAAAATCCAGGAATGGTTACAATTTCAGAATCGATCGGTCTCGCCGCTACAGCAGATGTAATTGCATCAATTTTCCAAAGTGAAGAAGATAAAGAAATGGGAATCTTGAGATATGGACTACCAAAGAACCGCTTTGGACCAAGAGGACATTCACAAGCAATGAGAATTGAATATGATACCCTAACTATTACTCAAGCAGACGATGTAGATGACCTAGAAGGTGATGATTCTCTTGATACTCTAATTAGCTTCGGTAGTTGATTATTAAACAACCCCCAATAAATAAATTAAATGAAAGTATTAGTACTAACGGATTCAGACCTAGATGGTTCAGGATCCGCGCTAGCAATTAAGTGGTTATACGCTGAAAAGGATGCGAATATTACAGTTGTTGAGTTGATTGGTCAAGACTATAGCGGAATCATCCGAGGTCTAGCAAAATCATTTGATAGATATGATAGAATATTCATCACTGACTCATATGTTCCAGAGGATGTAATAGCGTTAGTTGATATTCCAAAGATGGTTATTGTTGATCACCATCAAGACCATATTAATGTTGCAGATCAGTATAAGCATGCGAAGACTGTACTGAAGCTGTACCCTTCTTGCTGTAAATTGATTGTAGATGTATTCAAGCTTGAATTAACCGATGAGCGTAAGCAACTAGTTAAGCTTATTAACGATTATGACAGCTATCAACTAGAGTTTAAAGAGACATTAATGCTAAACTGCATTTTCAACACCTACAATCGCCCAAAGGTTAATAAATTTATTGATGCATTCTATGATGGAATGAGAGAGTTTACAACATTCGAGAAGAATGCAATCAGAATTTACTTCCGTAAGGTTAAAGAGACCTTAGATGGATTGGATGTGTATAAAGGTCAAATTGGAGAGCACTCTGTGATTAGTTTCTTTGTAGACCATGCACTAAACGAGGTAACTCACACACTTTTGAAACAAACAGGTGCAGATATTGCAATCGCTGTTGCACAATCATACGGTGGAGTATCATTCAGACGAAGTAAGACATGTACAGCTAAGTTAAATGTCTTAGCGGCCGCATTATGCGACGGTGGAGGCCATGAATATGCTGCAGGAGGAAAGATCACTCCAAAGTTCCTTGAATTCACCAAAAAATTAGAATTATGTTAAAAGTAGAGGTCCCAGACCTACCATCGAGTAGTATTATCCAGTCCGAAACGGAGCACATCCTATTATCATTCTGTACTTTTTGTACAATGTTGAAAGGTAAGAAGATGAGCTTTCAAAATGTCTTCTTATTAGTGCTCCAGGACGAATATCTCCGAGATATTCTGAAGGATATGTTGAGTGTTGAGTCAAGTTTCGAACTAGTTAGACTATTCATCGACCATGACCCACTTATCACTACTAGTAAGTACGTAACAAAGTACTTAAATGCTAATCCAAATATTTGCATTAACTAGAATGTAGTATATAATTGGTTTATGACTAACCATCAACAATCAATCTACAATTCATGGCTTTATGCCAATAGAAAGGCTACGAAAGCGCCATTTGGACCTCGAAAGAGGTTTGACAACATAGATGAAGATCTAGTTCTCTATATTGAGAAGCTTGAACGAATGTTCAACTCTTATAATAACATTTCAATGGAGGACTTTTTTAAAGCTCCATATGTTCTTAATCCTGACAACAAGTATAACGATCTCAAGTTTTATACCACGTATGTTGCCAAAAAAAATTATAAAGACTATATGAATCGTAAAGAGGTATCGTCCCCGGATGATAAAGATGTGATGGAATCATGTAAAGATGCTGTAAAGTATATATTTAGATATTGTAAAGCAAATAAGCTGACACTAGAGCAGTATAAAAATGCTCATCCTGGAGCCTATCCGACCCCTTTGATGGATTTGAAGAGTCATAAAATTAATATGTATGTACTACATGCACTGGAAATTGATCCAATTATTAAGGGAGTTGACTCCGATTTATTGAACTTTGCATTCAATGATTTCTACCAACTTTACAGATCAACCCACAACAAATTTTTAGGTTCGAAGAAGCTAAAACAATATGTAAGAGATTGCATAAAAGTAGTAGAAACACAGTTGCAAAACTAGGTTATAGACTATATAATATATGTACAGCCGGCGTTCCGGGTGTGCAAATAAAAAGTAAAAAAGTAAACAGATAAAAGATAAAATTATATGAAAATTGATAATAAAAGTATGTTCGCGTCCATCAAAAACGCACTCGCAACGAAAGATGAAGCATCCGGTTCAGGGCTCTACAGAGAAATCTTAAAGACACCACCTGGTCACACATATATTGTAAAGCTTCTTCCTAACATTAATGATGTTCCTAATTCGATCTATCATTATTACAACCATGGATGGAATTCCTTTGCTACCGGTGCTTATGTGCAGGTGCTCTCACCCACAACTTATGGTGAGCGTGATCCAATCAGTGAGAAGCGGTTCGCTGCTCTTCGCGGAACGGATGATGAGCTTAAGGAGAAGTTTGACAAAGTACGTCGATCAGAAAAATGGTTGGTAAACGTATATGTTGTTGACGATCCTGTAAATCCAGAGAATAATGGCAAAGTCAAGATTCTACGTTATGGTAAGCAGCTAGGTAAGGTGATTGATGATGCAACATTCGGTGAAGATGAAGCTGAGTTTGGAGAGAAAGTGTTCGACCTGGACAAAGCCGGTTGTAACTTAAAGATCAAGGTTGATAAGCAGGGAGATTTCCCTAATTATACCTCTTCAAGGTTCGCATTTACAAACTCTCTAGAGCTTGATGCCAAGAAGAAGGAAGAAATTCTGAAAAGTTGTCACAGCCTTGATGAAGTCTTCACTGCAAAGACAGATGTTGAACTACTAGCGATGCTTGATGAGCACGTCTATTGTAAGTCTACGGAGACTGAACTAAAGGCGGAGGATAAAGCTATCGATACAGTAATCGACTCTGTACAAGGAGAAACTACACCTGTAGCAGACTCCAGTCCAGTACAAGCTGAAACTGATTCAGCTGAAATTGATGATCTTCTTGAAGGTCTCGATATCTAAACATAACAAACAATAAACATGACAGAGCAAGAGAAAGCAGCCTTAATGAATTTCGTAGGTACAACTTACGGACAAGCGAAGACAGTTGATAATATGATTACCTCAACTTCGGGGCAGTTGCAGCGTACTGCTTCAGCAGCCATAGGGCAGCAGATGGCGAATGTCATGGCATTACCAACGGAGCCTGCCCAGGGGCAGGCTCCTGCGGCCATGCAACAGCAACAAGCTCCCATGCAACAAATACCACAGCAGACATTAGGACAAATTCCGCAAAATCCCTCAACTCCACAAACTACTCCAGAGCAGGCCGCACTTGAGCTAGCTGAGTATGAACGAGCACAAGCAATGGGTGTTGTACCTGGACAAGTTCCACAACAGTACACATCCTTTCCTGAAGTCCCGTCACCTCAAATGGAAATGCATTTCCAACCAGAGCCAGTTGCAAATGAGCCTTCTGAGGTTATAATTATATTAGATAGAGTGGCAACCGCCTTAGAGCGTATTGCTAATGTTGTAGAAGTAACACGATTGAATGTTCCTGTAACGAAAGAAACCACTCCCACTGACGAGCATAATGAAGAAACTTAAAATAAAAAGACGTAAACATCTTACTGAATTTTTAGATTCGTTTGCGAAAGTAAGCGAATCTTTTATTGTAAATGTAGAAGAGAAATTGATGACTGTAATTGCAGCTTCACCTGACAATACACTCATTCTTTATGGTGAATATGAAATTGACACTGATATTACTGGAGCGTTAAATATACCTGATGGGAGAAAGTTAGTAAGACTCTTAGAAAGTATTGATGATGATGATATTGAACTTATTATTAATGAAAATAACCTTGAGTATAAAAGTAAACGCATCAAATTTAAGTATCACCTTCTAGAAGATAACTGGTTGCGTCCCCCTGGATTAAAAGTTGATAAGATTAAGTCATTTGAATATGATGTAAATTATGACGTCACAAAGACTAGTATTCAGGCAGTTATTAAAGGTAGCTCATTCACACCTGAATCTAACAAACTTTATATGTCTGTAGATGATGGCTCCCTTATTGGAGAGCTTACAGATAAATCAAAACATAACTCTGACTTATACACAATTGAAATTTGTGAAACAGATCAGAAATCCGTTCCAGTAACGGTTAACCTAGACAACATTAGATTGCTATCTCTTATAAGTGAAGATGTAAGAGTCGCAGTTAATGAGCAGTATGGAGTTGTACTTTTCCAGTTTAAGACTGAAAATACAGATCTCTCATACATTGTTACAACGCTAACCCAGTAAATGTATAACCGACATACCAAGAATAAGCTTTCAACATATAGCTACTTCATCAAAAGACTTAAAGATAGTAAGATAACTGTCTATAAGATGTTTGATTCATATGGTCAGCAAGATCCACGCAAGTGGACTGTATTAGTTGATCCAGAAGGTATGTCTATTTGGATAACTTGCTATGAAAATCAAAACTTGGGCGAGATTAAGTTCAAGATTGATGACGGCGGTCAAGTATTCACCAACAACTACTTTCTTATTACATCATCCATTGAGGTTGTTGTGTCTAAGCTGCTGAGTGTTGGAGTTCAACAGAGAGAAGACTAAATATGATTATGGAAGACAATAATATCGATGAGCCCGATAAAGAAAAGGTTCCGGCAGTTGGAGGTATCAGTGATGCAGAATTAGAGGCTGCAGTGCAGGAATTGATAGGTGGTATAGCAGACGACGCAGAAACTCACCCCCCGGAAGCCCGCGAGACTTCAGACTCTGACATGGCTCTAGTTAATGTGTGTAGCGAATTCCTTGATTCATTTGCAATTATAGGGTACAACTTCGACGGAGAACCACTTTGTCTCTCAACTGCACCAACTATTCAGAAACGAGAAGCATTAGATGCTCTAACAATGAGATATATTAAACATTTGAAATGAAACAAATAACAAACTGGCTAACTTCTAAATTTAGAAAGCATGCCCCAGTTAGTGACGTTAAGCTTATACATCCATTTGGGATATACGCTGTCACAACTGGGCATTTTGTTGGAGAGATGTGGGTGTTAATAGACGATCGAGATGGTGAGTATAGATTTCTATCTGTGCCATCGAACGTAAACCGAACAGCTCCAATAGAAAAGGTCGATTTTGGAGTTAAAGAGAAGATCATCGAATATGTGAGCGATCTACCTACAGACATGCATGCGCTAATAAAAGACCAATTCAATTATAATGAAGTACCTGCTAATAAGTGGGTATCAGAGGATTCCAAGTCCGATCTTGAGCTCGACACTTAGGTGAGCAAGGCTAACAAGTTGATTAATAGGACCTATACAGTATAATATTAATATAATGAAGTATCTCCTAATAGACGGAAATAATCTCGGGCACCGAACATATCATGTGGCGACTCATCAACAGAAACTCAATGATCACACTGATGAAGAGCGAAACAGTAATCATATATACTATACACTAAATGCTATTCTATCATATGTCCGAAAGTATAAACCAATTCATACCTATATTACATGGGATGAACGAAAAGGTACTAGTGGTAATCTTCGGAAGGATTCAGTAGCTGAGTATAAAGGTAATCGTTCAAAAGATCGAGATCCTCACCAGAATAATGATAAGATTAAAGTTCTATTAAGAGCTGTCGGGGTTCAGTCTCTCTATCCATTAAACTTAGAAGCTGATGACATTATCGCTTACATTGCTCAAGAGCATGAAGGCTCGGTTGGTATTATTTCAGTTGATAAAGACTTTCTTCAATTAGTGAATGAAGATACAATCATGTATGACCCAATTCGTAAGATTGAATATAATGCTGGAAACTTCGAGTCCTTAACAGGCTACAATAAAGCTGATTGGTACACTGCAAAGTGTTTGATGGGTGATAAATCTGATAACGTTCCTGGACTCAAGGGATTCGGTAAGGTAACTGCTCAAAAATATCTTGATGGTCTAATTACACTTAATGAAGAGCAAGAGGCTCAAGTGAAGATAAATCATTCTGTATTCGCTTTAGATAAATATAACGAATATCCTAACGAAAAGGAATTTTATCGTAGACAGATGGAGCTTAGTGTCGAAGGTGATATCAAGCTATTTGCCGAAAAGTGTACAGAGCTAGGATATACGAGAGTTGTTAATAATATGAGTGAATGGAACAATCTATTCATCATGAATAAAAAATTATCTAGTCTATTCTCATGATAGTCCCGGAGGCATACGTAGTTCAAAAATTCTTTGAGTACGGGTACAATCCACAATACAACAGATATAATAATACATATCAATGCGGATGTCCGATTTGTATGGAAGGTAAGTCTTTAGGTCGTAGTAAGAGATGCTATTATATTCCAGAAAAAGACCTAACTTTTTGCCATAATTGTGGATGGTCTAGTAAGCCTTTGGCCTGGATCACCCGCATCTCTGGATCACCAATCTTAGAAATTATTCAAGAGGTTAAGGCACTAACTAAGGACGATACCGATTATAAGGTTCCAGTTCCAAAGGTTGAGAAGGTCGTAAATGATGAATCCTTACCAGAAGATTGTATCAATTTATTCGATGAGCAGCAAGTTGAGTTCTACAAAGATAATGAAATTGTGCAGAAATGTATGAAAGTTATCAAATCACGGAAACTTGATACAGCTGTTAATCGTCCAGATGCACTTTATGTATCACTAACAGACAAATATCATGGTAGCAGACTTGTGATTCCCTTCATGGATGAGCATAATAAAATCGTTTTCTATCAGTCAAGATCAGTGACTGCTGATGACCTATCAAATCGCCCTAAATACACTTCAAAACTCAACGCTGAGAGGTCGCTCTTTAATATTAACAAAGTTACAGCAGAAATTGAGCGAGTGTTTATCTTCGAAGGTCCCATTGATTCGTTCTTTGTACGAAACGGCTTAGCCGTCGCAGGTATCACTGAAAAGGGATCTGACATCTTTAACAAGTTTCAGCAGATTCAGTCAGATAACGTACTCCGCTTCCATAAAAGGGTGTGGGTATTGGATTCTCAGTGGAAAGATCAAGCATCCCTTACGAAAACGGAGTTTCTCCTAAAGAATGGCGAAGAAGCGTATATATGGCCTAAGGGATTAGGTACAAAATTTAAGGATTTCAATGATATTATATGCGCTAGCACCAAATCAGAGATCCCTGGAAGCTTTATAGAATGCTAAACATACAAAGGATTGACCGGAATACTGAAACTTGGAGAGATCAAAGACTACCTAAGTCTTAGATAATTCTAAACATGACGGAATGAGCTGTTACCACTTTGCGCAAGGTATCCCTTAAATGATTCTGTTAGAGCTGCTAGCTCTGTAGCTACACGAGCAATTTTACGTTGCTCTGATTGCTTCATTCGATCGAGAATTGTATCAGACTCAGAATCAGCAAGAACTGTTTGAATCGATCCAGGTCCTGTACCGTTTAGAAGTTCTAAGAAGTCAGCGAACTGACTTACCCACCCTTCAATTTGCCCTTCCATCGCGGCTGCTTGTTCTGATTGTGCTTGAGCAATCTTAGCATTAATCTGCGCATGCTCACTCTGCTCTGGGCTTGGCTCTGTGTTTGCTCCAAAAGCATCTGGATCAGTATCACCATCAAGTGTCTCTGCCATTGCTGAAGCTTCTAGATCTACATCCAACGCTTCTCCAAGTACTGCACGAAATCTATTCTCAAACTTATTCATAATAATATTTATGCTATTGACTAAATATTTATCGTGAATAATGGTAACAACTTCTATACTGGCGTAGCACCTGAACCTACATTAGATCAAGGGGATGTCTCATCTCAAATGGATACTGGTGAACAGGAAGGTAACAAAGCTAAGCAAACTGCTACCCTTCCAGATCCGATGACAAAAATTGACCCTCTACTATCTGAGGTATTTGCATTAATGGTTGAAATCCGG